CATCAGTAACTTACGCAGGCGGTGGTGGTGGACTTGGAAATGGCACAACTGGCGTTGGCGGTGCTGGCGGTACTGGCGGTGGTGGTACTGGCGATAACGCCGCAGGAACAACCGCTACTAATGGCGGCACAAATCTTGGCGGTGGTGGTGGCGGTACAAGCCGAGCAAACTACGGCACAGGCAAACTAGGCGGTTCTGGAGTAGTAATAGTTAGGACACCAAAATAATGGCACATTTCGCACAAATTGATGATAACAATATTGTTCAACAAGTAATTGTTGTTGATAACAAAAACATAACTGTTGATGGTATTGAATCAGAACAAGCAGGAATTGATTTTATTGCATCATTAGGACTTGGTTCTAATTGGATTCAAACTTCTTACAATGGAAATATAAGAAAAAAGTTTGCTGGAACTGGTGATATATATGACCCAATCGAAGATGTCTTTACTGTGGCAGAAAACAATTTGCCTCATAATAAGATTCCTTGGGGTGGTATACTTACGCCAACAAGCCCATCTATTCTTATTGATTCCGCACCACGTTCAGCAAACCAATTCTTTAATGAAGTGTTGGTACAGGCATTTCCGCAAGCATTCCACAGATGGGGATACCTACATCAACATAATTCAGAATCGTTTGCTAAAGGCATAGGTAAGTTTGATGTCGTTGCAACTATAATCCGTAATCCTGTTGATAGCGTGGCTTCGTCAATGCTCGCTTTTCATTTAACAACTGATGAAAGCGTTATTGCACAGTTAGAGGAAACTCTAAAGATGCTAACTGCTATTAAAAACAACAGAGCAAATGTGGTTATATTTAATTTTAATGATATAACAACAAACCCTACTGTTGCTGTGGCAGCAATTGCTACGCGTTTAGGTGTAACAGCAGAGCCTTACAACGCAGAAACAATTACAGAATCACTTAGAATATCCGAGGTAGGTTCAACTTACGCTTTACCAATTGGTAATAATGCCTCATTAGACGAGGCTAAAAACACTCTTACAGGTGAAGCGTTTGCGGAATTATTGACTCAATGTACAGATGTATATAACGAACTTATTGCATAGTGATTATTCAAATCATTGGTCTGCCTGGCAGTGGTAAGACAACACTTGCCTCCTTTAATTACGGAAGAAGCTGCAACTTCAGCAATCTAATTATACGTAGACAGACTTTTTGACGCTAATCTTGATAGGGTAATCCTATGAAAGTTGCCGCATACGCCATCTCGTTAAACGAGGAAAAACACGCTGCCCGCTGGGCTGAAGCCACCAAGGACGCGGACTTCCGTCGTGTGTGTGACACTGGATCTACAGATAGATCGGTTGAGATCCTACGTGAGCATGGAGTCACTGTCTATGAAATTAGCGTCAAGCCTTGGCGCTTTGACGTTGCACGCAACACCGCACAGAGTCTACTGCCTAACGATGTAGACGTATGCTTGTCTTTAGATATGGACGAGCTTGTAGATGAAAACTTCTTTGAGGAAGTTAAGAAGCAGTGGGTAGACGGAGCAACAAAAGGTTGGTGCGAGTTTGACACCGGTCACGTCTGGTGGGGCGCTAGACTTCACTCGCGACATAAGATGTATTGGAAATACCCGATCCACGAGGTGTTTGTCCCTTCACTTGATACAGAAGCTGTTAGCTGCCAGATTAAGGGAGTTAAGATGTATCACAAGCCTGATGATACTAAATCTCGTGGACAGTACCTTCCTATGCTTATCGGCGCGTCAAAAGAATTTGGAGAAGATCACCGCATCTGGGTTTATCTATGTCGCGAATACTACTTCTACAAACAGTGGGAACTTGTTATCAGCGCGGCTGAAAAGGTAACAGAGTTTAGCAAAGACTGGTACATCGAGCGTGCAGCGGTGTGTCGTTGGGCCGCGGAGGCTTCACGCAACATCGGTAAAAAAGATGAAGCGCACGTTTGGGCAGACAAGGCAATTGAAATTGATCCTTGTGGAGAAAATTATTATGAAAAAGTCCGCTGCTACTATGAAGACGGTGACTGGGGCGGAGTCTGGGAAACATGTAAGCTTGTAGCCGCGAGCGCAAAGACGGATCACTACCTTTCATCCGAGGCGCTATGGCGTTGGCAGCTAGATGATATGCGTGGGCTATCCGCGCACTACCTAGGTGATAGAGATAAGGCTGTACAATATGGTGAGTTGGCGGTTGCAGGTAGCCCTGACGACGAACGCCTAAAGACAAACTTAAAGTTTTATCGAGCCGGAATTGAGGCACAACTAAATGGAACAGCCTGATGTATTTGTTGCACTTCTTGTAAAACAAAAAGAGGCGGTACTTCCTCTATTTCTTGAATCACTTGAGGCGTGGGACTACCCTAAGGAAAAATTATTTCTTTATATTCGCACGAATAACAATACCGACAATACCCTTCAAATATTAAACGACTGGGTAGAAAAGAACGGGCATCTATATAAAGGTTATAAGTACGAGACTGAAAACGTTGGTGAGGCAGTAGAGCGTTTTAAGCAGCACGAATGGAACGGCGAAAGATTTAGGGTCCTTGCAAAAATTCGTCAACAAAGTTTCAACGAGTGCCTAGAAACTGACTGCGAGTACTACTTTGTAGTTGACGTAGATAACTTTATCTTTCCGGAAACGCTTAACGAGCTTATTAAGCTAGACCTTCCTATAGTAGCTCCGTTTATTCGCTACGCTGTTGCGTTCGGTGAAAACGTTGATGACGAGGAAACTGCTAAAGAGCGTGAAGGGCATCTTGGACAGTACTACGCTAACTACCATCACATCGTAGACGACTACGGCTCTATCGTTGCAAATGACAGTTACTACCACATACTAGATCAAAGAATTAGGGGAATCGTAGAGTGCATGTGTGTTCACTGCACGTACCTTATTAAGCGCGAGCATCTTTCAGAGCTGTCGTATCTAGAAGATTCTGATCGTTGGGAATACATGGTGTTCTCAAACTCTGCACGTGATAAAAATATTAAACAGTATCTAGATAACAGAACTATCTACGGTATCTTAACGTTGTCTGAAAACCCACGCGCATCGCGTTGGTGGTATGAGTATCTTAAGGATAAAGAAGATAGAGCCGCGGCCTATAAGGATCGCTGGTTACAGTAGAGGCTTTTCCTTCTTAGGTTTCTTTTTCTTTTCTTTCTCGCGCTCATTCTTTGCTACCTTGTCTTTGCGTTGAACATGGTAAGCATCTACCGCATTAGCGCTTGTTCGCGAGCGCCAGGTAAAGTCACATGCCTCGCATTGAACAAGGCGCATAGTTGCCCAACGGCCTCCTCCTGGAACATCAACAACCAATGTCTTAAGTTTATTTGGCCGCGCGTTACAGGCAGGGCACTGCGGGAAACGTTGACGACGTGATTCTTGCCCGTTCCATGAAACTGAAAGAGTACGACGAATTTCACCTTCGTCTTTCCCTCCCCAGATTCCCCAGATTTGTCTGTGTTCAAGTGCCCACTTTAAGCAGTCACGACGAACAGGACAGGAGAAACATAAGTTCTTTGCTTGATACTTTTCAGAAGGTTCAGAAGAAAAGAAAAAATCTCTTATTCCTTCATTCTCCTTTAGTGCGCAGGCTGAATCTTTCTGCCAGCTTAGATCAATAGAAGCACTCACTCTACGTTTACCTCTACCCAGGTGACGGAAAATACTTGATCAACTACGTCACCTTCGCGTGTTTCTCCTTCTTCATCGCACGCGGTAAGCTCTGTATCTCCGTCAATTTCACCGGCGTAACCATACGCCAGGTAAGACGACTCTAAGAATTGAAAACCTTTTCCTAATGATACGGATACACCATCACGCTGTAAGGCAGATGCTAACGCACGGCGGATAAGCTCGTTCTCTAGGTCTATATGGTCTTCTGTGAAGAACACGATAGATTCATCGTTTAGTTGTTCATAACCGTCTCCGGTCCATTCTTTCCACAGAAGTTCGCCTATACGCGAGTCTTTCACTGTCTCCCCTTACGCCGCCGTATGAGGAATATTACACTGGAAAGTCAGCCATTGCGCGGATAAACGCAGATTATTTTAGAGTAATAAATTACCTAAGGCTGGGCGTAAAAGTGTCTCTAAGAGTCACTGAGCAACGCCTACATATTGTTGTAGGTACCTAGCTGCAAGACTCCGTTGACGTCAGGCCATAGGTATTGGTAGTACTCGGGACGATAACCTTTATCCTCTGGCCAGTTAAACTGAGAATACCAGTCGTACTCCTTGCGTAGTAAAGCAATGCGGTGGGTAGCGGCAATTTGCTCGTACGTGTCTTTGTCTTTAAACCAGTAAGGAAAGGTGAGCTCGTCACTGATACGCCCTAGCTCAAGTGCGCGGACTAGTGTTCCTTTAATCTTAGGAATCATTGTAGATTTGTAACCGCGAGCTAGCCACTCGTCACACATCGTAGTTGCGTATATAGACAAAGCTTTTTCGTGGCCTTCCCACATCTTAGCCGCGGGATGATTACGCCAGCCTTTAGGGTCACGGTGTTCGCCTTGTGGATTTAGCGAGGTAAGCACTAGCATAAGTTGCCATGCCTCAAGCACTTGCTTGTTAAGGCGCTTGTTATCTAGTTCTTGAGCAATATGCTCGAAGGAGCTAGTTTGAGGTAAAAAGGTTTGCATATATTCGTCCGTTCGTCATTGTGTAAATTATATCAGGCTGGGTTGTCCTCTGGCGGTATTTCGTCAAAAGGAAGAACATTTTCTTCCTCCATGTCCATACCCATTTCTGGGTCAGCTTCTTCAATATCATCGGCTGAAACATATATTCCTACAACGGTAACCTTACTGCAAATAAAGCATTCGCAGACCGTGCCTGGAGAAAGTTTAATAGGCACATTTACGCTAACTAACCGCGTCAGAATGTTCCCTTCCATATCTACGCTTTCTGGTTCCCACACGCTATTTTCCGCAACCCAACACCGCTCACAGAGCGGGACAAGATCGTCGTCGTAATCGCGTATACTCATTTAGCGCTAGTCTCCATAGGGCTACTGTACCACTGTTTCTTAGCGTAGTGTCTTGAGAATCCTTTGTCTGAGTCGATTAAGTACTCTCGGTCTCCTATTAGCTCTGCAGGTTCACCTTGTGGGTTACCGTCAAGCGCGTCCTTAAGTGCCTTACCAATCCAATTGGCCGCCTGCGCTGGGACAGCCTTGCCCCATACAGCAGCTAGATGAGAGTAGTCACGTGATTCTTCAATATTCCAATCATCAGGCAAACCTTGCATACGAGCAGACTCGCGATGCGTAATAAGTCGCGGCTGCGTTGGGTGAACAACGTGATCTAGCGCGGAGCCAGTTAAGACATTACACCAGTGATCTTCTTTCCAACGATACGGTTGTGAGAAGCCAAGCTTAAAATCTTTACGAATAACACGAGGAGAAATGTCAATCCACTTCTGAGGAAACTTACCGTCGTTTAAGTCTACGGCTTTCTTAAGCGCTTGCCCTGTGTCACCGTTTCCTTCCCAGCCATCGTTCCCAATGATACTAAAGATTTCTTCAATACGCTGCGCGTGAATATTTGATTTACCGATGTGACCGTCAACCATTCCATTTTTTGTGCGTAGGTGCTTAACCCACTTTGATGGAGCTGGCGCGGTGTACTTTTGCTTATTCCAAGTCTGAGGCATTTCCGCAAGATCACCGATGATGTCCATAATGCGTGGAAGTTCTTTAGGCTCTGGAGTTACCGCACTAAACTTAAGCCCTGATTCAACAGCAACCCAGAAGTAGCGCGGGCGATATGAAAATCCACCAACCTGTAGGTTGTTTTCTTTAACATGGTACAGATCATATTTTTTACCGGAGACTTGTTCAACCATGTCGCGATACTTAACCATTACGTCACGCCCTTGTGTGTACGCTTGCTGAACACATTCAAACACGATAGCGCGTGGTTTTACGCGTCCAGCGTATTTCATAAAGGCTACGGTATGCTCGTGCGCCTTAGAGTCAGGTCCACGATTCGCAGGGCCAGACCATACAGACCAACCGGAACATGGAGGGCAACCCATAACGATGTCTGCTTTTTGTACGCGCCATTCGTTAGGATCGTCTGAAAACTCTGCGGTCCAATCATTTCCAAGAAGATGACGGTTACTTTCTGCAACGACGTTTCCAAAGTTTAATGTTCCTGTGCGTTGAATCATCTTCATATCGTTTTGGACAAAGCCAAGACTCATGAACGCAGCAAGACCGTTGCAGTCAATAAAGGTGTGTTGTGACATCGAGCTACCCTTCGTAGTTCCTAGGGTAGGACCTTATACCGACACTACTTTGTAGGCGTGCTTTTACGCAGAAAGATTTGCTTTTTTCTCTAGCTCAATCATTCCTACCTCGTACCCACAACCTGCGTATCCTGCAATATCAATCCAGGTGTCTCCCTGGAACCCAGATTTAGACGCGTATCGTGCGACCTTAAGACCTACCATCATCATGGCAACGTCTTCTTGTGACAAGTCTATACCTAGTATGACTGACCAGATCTTGCCTATTCTAGTAAAGTTTTCTTCAGGAGCGCCATACTGCACATCTCTATCACCGGAGATAATTTTAGCAGCTTCACGTAAAGCTTCTACCCTGTATTGCAGAGGCTCGTTTGATGAATCAGCCATTCTTAATCTCTATCTTAGTGCGTACTGTTATGTAAGCAATTAGCATTCCGTCATTATTAGGATCTTCGCTAAAGTCCCTAGCCTTTAACTCAGAGTCGGGAGGTAACTCCGCAGAGTCATTATTTACAAATCCTTGCCAACTTTTCTTTGCGTTCGCAAGAATTTCATCAATGTTTTTACCGCGAACGATAAGCTCTACTGTAGATCGCATTAGCGGACTCTCTTCTCTAGTTGGTGCGGTGAATAGTGTGCCCCGTCTAAGATAGGTTCTTTATCGTCTGTAGACTTAAAAATAATGTCACCGTAGCGAATTCCTACAACTTTACCGCGTCTTCCGTTATGAATACCACCGGTTGCTCCGTCGTATGCGTCAGCCTTAACACGCACTTCGTCACTTAGACTAATCGCGCCTGGCTGCGCATCAATCCACAGCTCGTCAGGATTATTTTTTACCGCCGCATGACCAAGAGAAAGTCGGCTAAATAGCGCTATAACTTCCTTCTGCTGGTTTACCGACAAGGTAAGATCTTTCCAAGTTGCGAGAAGTTTAAGCGTAGCGTTACCGATACCTACTTTAGTCTTTGCATCTTGCATCTCAGATCTAACCCACTCATCGTTGACTTCAGGCACTGTAGTCTACCTCCTTAGGTAAGCACTTTGCGCACATGTCTGGGCTAGCGCCTCTACCAACGTCGTCGATAGCTCTAGTGCACAGTGTACATTTTACGCCTTCTTCTTTAACTTTGTACCCTTTTAGCTGTCTTTCTTTGTTGCGCTCCATTTTTTCAAGATAAAACTTATCAAGCATCTCGTCGGTTCCGCCAGCCGCAACAATGATATTAGCAACAAAGTGTAAAACGTCAACAGCTTCTTTGATTACTTCTTCTCTATCCGCGTAAGGTTGGTCGTGTTGCCAAGGCTTCCATGAGATTGCCTGGCGCATCTCAGCAAGTTCATCATCTACCGCAAGCATATTCCAGCGCAGGTACTCAACAAACCGACGTATATTCTGAGGCTTATCGCCTTCCATTTCTTCGTAGTTAATAAAGTACACGTCTTTTTGTAGATCTTTTGTTCTTTTTAGCCATGAATTAAACAGAATAGTCATATACTAACCTTTCTTAGAATATAGTTTAAGTGCACTTGACAGCGCGATTGCTGCATCGGTGCGAGTTGGTATTGCGTTTACATAGTCCTTACGTTGTTCTTTAGCAAGTGCGTTTCTTTCTTCTTGAGACATATCTTCTATTTTTGAAGCTAAATGCGCCCACGAACTGCCAATAGCACTACTCTCTCGCCAATCGGTAGCTACAGGGGTTAACGTATTTATACATTGTATAAGTCTGTATGACCACCATGTGCCGTTTAGATGCGGGTTGAACAAGGCTCCTACGCCGGCAGCAATTTGATTTTCTACCTGCATGTCTGTCCAACCTTTATGCCATTTCATAGGAACCGTAGGTCTTTGTAAAGTAGCAGTTGTTGATTTTACCCACGTTGATGAATAGTTTTCAACTACCCACTTTTCACGGCGTTCTAGCTCGATAACATCTTGATTGTTTATAAGATAAGAATCTAAACTTATAGGAATGAGTGAACCAGCAGCGCCCTCAGGTAGTTGAGCAGCTACCTTACTTATGTCCTGCCATGGAAGTGAAGGATAAAGCGTTGTTGGCCATTCTTTAGTAAGTAGGTGCTCTACTATGTCTAATAAGTTTTGAAGCATGTTTGGCTGTGAAGCCGTGTCGTACCCTTTGCGATACGAGTAAAAAGGCTTAGTTAAGTTATCCGGTGTCTTTACTATTGCACGAAGGCTAGACGTAATCCGGTTTGGCTCCGGTGCGTCTAAGAAAAGAACTAACTTATCGGTGTCAAGCAATACGTCTATAACACTTAATGCGCCATAGACTCTATTTGCGCTTAAACTTGTTAAAGGGCTTAGCCCGACTAATACGGAGTCGTATTCATCTAAGTCTTTAGTGTTCCACGAAACTTCAGGATCTAGTTGTACTACATCATGCCCTTGAAGAGTTAGCACGGTTTTTATTACACTTGCAAATGATGTAGATCTGGCGTTTGCAGACTCTGACGCGTGTGAAGCTGACATGCCAGTTATAAGAATCTTGCTCATGCTAGTGCCCCGTCTGCGTTGCGCTTAACGCCTTTGTCCTCTGCAACCGCGCGCTCGATGATGCGATTGCAATGTTCTACAAACGCGGAGTACTCCGGGATATATGGAGCAAGCGCGGCGCGTTGAGCCGCAGCTGCTTCATGCAGCTCTGTATCAGACATCTTCTCAACATCTGTAATCTTTAACTTATATGCATCACCAAGTGGATCTCCTTCACCCTTATCGGTTACAAGGATAGAGCCAACGTGCGCTGCGTATATAAAGCGCGAGCGCCACCAGCCAGAACCAGCATGCGGATACGGCGGAGAAAGAATACCCCAGTGATGATTGTAGAATTCAATAACGTCTTGTTCAGTATCAAAGCGCTGTCCGCCAAGTTTTTTAATAAGCTTGCGACTACCTACAATTTCAACCGGCCAGTCTGGATTTTTCTTTTCTAGCCAAGTATCGTGGGGCATGAGAGCACCAAGTACCCATGCGCGCTTCTTGCTTTCTGAAGGTAAAGGCACAACAGGTTGAAGTGTTGGAATAATTGTAGCAGTAGGATCTAAAGCTTCAATAGGGCCAACTTCATCAGGCATACGCTTACGTACACTAGATCTATCTCCAAAAGCGTACATAGGGCACACTGGAACCATACCGGCAGCCCATCTATCAGCAAGTAAGTCACGAGCAGCTTCAACTAAACGTTTTTCGTAAGGCTTAATGTTTTCATCGTTGTCCATCATGTAATAGCGTTCGATGTAGCACTTTTTTGCCGCCGCAGGATTTAATTCTTTAACTCGCTCGAGTGCTGCCTCAATATCTGCGCGACTAAAGTAAGTTGCGCCTTCTTCACCGCGATGCTCAGTTCCTACAAGCAGATGCTTATACAACATCTCAGGTTTACGAATTAAAGCACGAGCACCATTGAATACGGTGTTAAAT